AAGGCTGGCAACTTACACAACTATTAAGAGCCATGGGTATTAGAAACCCAAGGAACATTGATTTCAAAGATGCATCAAGGGTGCTGACTGATAGAGGCATTATGCCTAGAAAGAGCAATGGCAAGAAGCTCTATGATGTGAGCCTAATCAATGTGGACATAGAAGAAGAGACATTGGAGTTTTGATGGCAGTAGACCTGTATGATTACAAGGTTGATCAGATAAAGAAAGAAGTATGTCATGAGTGGCTACTCGAAAAGCATTATGCAGGTAGGCTGTGCATCATTACATATGCTTTTGGCATCATGGATGCAAACAATAAGCTAGAGGGTGTTATCACCTTTGGTTATCCACCCAATAAATCTTATAACAATGGTGAATGTTTGTTTCATGAAGCAAGGATTACAACATTAGAACTAAACAGGCTGGTTATAAACTCAACCATGCCTAAGAACACAGCCAGCTACTTTATTACAAGAGCCATCAAGATGTTGCCAAGACCTATGGCATTGGTGTCATATGCTGATAGCAATTATAATCACCATGGTTATGTTTATCAGGCAACTAACTGGCTCTATACAGGAGAGAGCAACACCAAATATAGATATACCTTTGAAGATGGTTCTACTTTTGACATACATAGAGGCATTGATAAGAAAGGTAAGGTTGTAAGCAAAGAGAAGATCAAACCAACACTTAGGTATATTTTTATTCATGCAGGCAAAAGACAAAGGCAAAAGTTAATAAAAGATATGAAATGGGAGCTTGTACCATACCCCAAAGGAATGAATGTGAATTATGAATGTAAAGACATTGATGCTGTTGAAAGACAGAGGCAACTCTTTTAAGGGTAGGGTAGGGTATCTATAATGAGCAAACTTTGTAATTTTATGAGAGTAAGGGTGATGCAATGGAGAGCAGTCCCCTTAGCAATGCCCTTCCTTGAAAGTATTGATAATATAGGGTTTGTTGGCTATTTAGGGTATAGTATACCCTTTATATATAAAGATATATATATAGTAATAGTAGGTAGGTATATATATTAGTATGGATTATAGTATGTAAGTTATAAGTTATAGGAACCTGTACACCACACCCTCTACCCTAAAATAATATGAAAGAAGAAACACCAAAGAAAGGCAGACCAAGAAAAAAAGCACCAAGCTCATCATTCACTGATAAGCCAATGGCTTTTATTCCCGATGCAGAATATAACCTGACTGAAATGCAGACAGCATTTGTTTGGCATTATGTGAATGACAGTTGCACACAAACAGAAGCCGCAAGAAGAGCAGGGTTTGAGTTCCCAGCACAAGCCGCTTCTAAATTCTTAAATGGCAAGGACTTTCCTAATGTGGTTAAAGCTATCAAGGTTAGAAGAGATGAGCTTGCACATAAGTATGCAATTACTCCTGAAAAGACAGCCAAGATGTTATGGAAGGTAAGTGAAGAGGCTTACAAAAAAGGACAGTTCAATGCAAGTGTGTCAGCATTAAGAGAACTCAATGAGTTGGCTGGGTTAAAGATCAAGAAGAGTGAGAATCTAAACATCAATGCTAACTTGGATAATCTATCAGCCAAGGATATAGAAGAGCAACTCACCTCTATCTTTGGTGGCAACATCATTGATGCTGAACCTGATGATATTTAAAACTAAGTCAAACAATTAAATATACCTGTGAAACAAAGAGAGAGCCTTTTTTCTCTCTCAAACACCAAAAAAGGGCAAAAAATCAAAAAAACACCTTAAATCAGTGACTTACAACACTTTTTTCTACTGGAAAGCTACAGCTTTTATGGTTGCAAAGACAAACATTGCTCAAGCACTGCTAACATAAGCATTAAAACAGCCTGCACAAGGCTCTGAGAAGCCTATAGGTAAGGGACTCCTTGGGTTTGGCAAAAAAAGGTCAAAAAATCGCAAACCTTTGACCCCTGCACCCCTATATAGCAAGGTGCCTGTGCAGGTGCAGTTGCAACTGAGTTACAAAAATTCAATAATCAATTTTGAAGATAAGTGTTAATTCCAATATAAATGTGTATAATGCAATTATGAAGATAGATAGACATGCATTGAAGGAAACCATGAGTGATGTAGGAGTTGGCTTCTTGCTGGCTTTCCCAATATCACTAACAGTCCTGAATATTTGCAATTATTTTGATGCATCAGTCTTGGCTACCTCCATTGCCCAAACTTTTGTCTTTACCATTTTTGCCATAGTAAGAAAATACTGCATCAGGATGACTTTCAAAAAAGCAGATGAAAAACAAAACCAATCTTGAATCCATCTACTTGGCTTGGTGGCTTTCTGATCTAGCCAACAAAAAGGCTGAAGCACTCATAAAAAAATTTCAAAAAAAATAATTACACTTTTTTCTATATAAGTGTTGACATTTACACTTATGCCCTTATTATAGATAGTGTAAGTGACAATGCTTACACAACATAAAAGGAGTAGATAAATGACAGAAGATAACCTAAAAAGAGCAAGGCAGTATAGACAAGGCTTTGAAGCCATCATACAAAAGCCTATGTTTAAAGAACTTTATCAAAAGGTTCTTAACAAAAAAGCACTTGAACTCAAACAAGAGAATTACAAAGTCAACAGACTTATTAAAGCTGGTTGGGTGGGTGAGAGTGACAGAGAGTTTCTTTTATTTTCAAAAGAACTTAACAGCCTTGTTTACAAGCTAAACAAACAAACACAAAAAGACAGAGAGATAATTTTTCTCTCTGCTCTTGTTAATTTACAAAAATAATACTTGCATATATATTAATAAGTGTTATTATTAACATATCTAAACATAAAAGGAGTAGATAAATGAAAAAAGAATATGATGTTTACGAGTACGATTATCACACTAAAAAGAATGTGATAGTTGCTACCTATAAATACAAAAAAGATGCTGAAAAGCATCTCAGAGAAAATGGTGTCAGAGACATTATTCAATGTTCAGTAGAGCCTAATCTATATGGCATGGAGCATTTGGGAAATGGTGTTGTATCTGATGTTGCTTGCACTTACAAAATTAGAGAGGTGCAACAATGAAACTTACTAAACTTGAACTGGAGTCACTAAGAATGGCTTTGGAATATTCAATCTGTGACTATGAAAGCAACCTACAGTTCTTTATTGATAATAGAGAATTATATAACACTGATGATGATACAGAAGTTAACAAAAGTGTTAATGAGACTGATATAAAAATTGCTCGTAGAGAGCTTAAGGGTATGCAGAGAGTTCAACAAAAATTATTGCAGGAGATAAAATGATAGAAGAAACCAAAGAACAGATGATCAACAGGCTCAAAGCAGAGTTTGGTGACCAACTGCAAGAAACCTATGAAATCCAATGTGCTTTTCATGGCAAGATCACAGGAACCTTTGACAAGTTCCTCAATAACCAAGTTGGCTGTAAGCAATGCATCAAGCAAGGCTTGGTCACTTGGGATAGAGATTTTCACCAAGGCATCATTTGGCAAGCAATTCACAAACTTATTGCTGACAACAAGTTAGCAATCAGACAAGCAGAAGCAGAAGCAGAAGCAGAGGTACTACAAAATGCAAGCATTTAACAATCAACCCATGAGGGAACTAACCCCAGCAGAGGATTATCTGCTGGATGAAAAGGGTGACAACTATGAGCATGGCTCATGCTGGTCAGAGAAGCATCAAGACCCAAGCAAGTTTTGGGGGCATGGCATGAGTCATGTTTACTTCAATAGAAATGCAGTCTTTCGATTCAAGCAAGAGAAGTGGCATGGTCATACCAGCAAAATCATCAAACCAAGTGACCTAGAGTTGCTAGTCAACAAAACACCTTTCAATGCAACCAAGATCAAACATGCATTGATTGAGATTTGGTTTGGCTCACTTGCACCTTTTGATGAGAATGAAAATAGAAGGCTGGCTCGAAACCAGCAGTCAAGAAATAGAAGGGCAAAATTAAAAGGAGTAGAGCTATGAGCATAGATAGAAATACAGGTATATTTTTTGGTGATGAAGAAGTGCCTATTGTAAGTGGCAAAGATTTAACAGAGCTTTTGCCTGAAAGTCATGTCTTAGCAACTTGTGAAAATGAGACAGGTGAAAGATACACCCTAAGAGGCAGAAAGAACTTTGGTTTGTTCTGTGTAAAAAGAAATGATACATCAACAGGAGAAAACAATGGACTTTGATAATAAGAAAAAGAAAGTCAGTGGCAATGTCAATGTTGTCTGTGGGTTATCAAATGCTTGTTTATAGACTAGCAAAAGCCATATATAATTTTGGCACCAAAGCAGAGAAGGAAGCATTTAATTTTTAACATGGGGGGAATTATGTCCAACACAGATATTATCAATGAGTTAATTCAGCTTTTTAAACAACTCAATCTTGATGCACAGGAAGAGATTGCAGGCATCTTAAAAAAGATCATTAGGGAGAACAAAGACAATGTTAAGAAATGAACCCTTAGTCTATGAAGCCATTTATGGTTACATCAGAGTATCAACTTTAGAGCAAGCCAAACATGGCACCTCACTCAAACAGCAAAAGGAAGAGATTAGGAAAATGTCTATCTACAAGTTTGATAGGGAGCCTGATGAGTATTTCATAGATGATGGAGTGAGTGGTACCTTGGACTTTAATCTAAGACCTCAAGGTGCCAAACTCCTAAACATGCTTGAACCCAATGATGTAGTTCTATGCTCAAGGCTAGATAGATTGATTAGAAGCTTGATGTTGCTTTGCACCATCAGAGAAGATTTCCAAGACTCCAACATTCATTTGTTTGCAAGAGATATTATGGGTGGTACTGATTCTATTAGTACCTCCCAGTCACCTAACATGAAGATGTTTGTGAGCATGATGGGAACTTTTGCTGAATGGGATAGAGATAACACAGTTGCCAAGCTTTATTCAGGCAAGATTAATGCCATGAATGAAGGCAGATACATAGGTGGAGGTGTGCCATATGGCTACACCACCATCAACAAAGGGCAAAAATCTTACATGGTACCCAATGAAGATGAGCAAGAAATCATGAGTTGGATAGATGTTTACTATGCAAGGATGCTCAAACAAGGTAAAACCCAGCCATGGAGAAAGATGTCCAAGCAAATTCAATCTCTCTATGAGACAGAAATACCACCATGGAAGTGCAAAAGAATTGCAGAGAGAAAGATTAAAGAAAGACCAACCCTATGATATAGTTCCAAGATGGCAACCATTGATGAGATCAATCTTTTAGATTATCAAGCACCCACACCTGAGCAAATACTCAAAGCTGGGAGGAAGCCTGTTGCAGAACCTATACCACCATCTCTTAGTCCAGCTACAGATTACTTCTATGAAAACATCCTCAACCTTGAAGGCAGAAAGCTTGTGGACATGGTTAGAGGTGAGGTAGAAAATCCTATGAATTATATGGCTGGTGCTGGTGGCATCAGCAGAGTTGCTCAACTTATATCTAATAGACAGCAAAAAATATTTAAGTTGCAAAGAGAACTTGACACTGAGGACATGTCAATTAGATCAAGGCGACAGGCACAATCAGAAATAGCTAGGCTCATTCAAGAAATAAAGGACATGAGCAAATAATGGCTACCATAGATGAAACCAATATTTTTGGCTTGCCACTAACAAGACAATATGGCTTAGAGCCTAAGCAAGCCACTCCCATGTCAGAGGAAGAAAAAGCTAGTCGTGAAGAGTATGAAAGAATATTTGGTAACAATAATAAATTTAGCATAACCTATCAAACCTTTCTTGAAGCCAAAGAAAAACAAAAAGTTGCTGAACAAAGAAAGGCAGTAGCACAATCATTGCTTGAGGGTGATACCACCAAAGCCTATGAAGGCTTTACTGAGCTACCCATGGTCACAGATCAGCTACCTGCATACATGACACCCATTTTAGGAAATCTTATTGATGAAAAAGAAAGAAGGTATTTTGAAGAAAAGGCAGGTCGTGAGTTTAAAGACCCAAGAGATGTAGAACTAGAAATGCTAATGGCATCTGACCCAAGGGATGTCAAACAGTTTACTGAAAAAGACCCAGTATCAGGAGCCATATCTACCCTAGCAGGAGCAAGCTCTTTAATTGGTATTGGTGAAGTGCCAAGCCTATTCAAAGCAGGCATTTTCTCAGTGTTCCCATCTTTAAGAAAAGGCATGACTGCCAAAACCATGGATGGACAAGGTGGTGGTGGTGGCATAAGTGACATACCACCACAACCCAAAAGAGACTTTGCAGGCTTTGTTTCAAGTGTTGAGAAAGTTGCATTGGGACCGCAAAAATTTGGCAGTGGACAAGATTTAATTAATTATCTTGAATCACCCAAAAGATCAGGCATTTCATCTAAAGAACTTAAATACCTTGACTTTGATCAAATTAGAAACAATCCCAATCTCACCAAAGAGGATGTGGTCAAATACATTCAAGACAATAGACCACAGATTTATCGAGTGCAAAGAAGTGAAGATAACCCAACATACTCAATGGATTCACGAATGAAAGCAGAAGGTGACAATGAACTTGCTTT